TAATGTAAAGTCTTGTTGCAATTCCATTCTGAATAAACATTCTTGAATCAGCGTTGTCGGGAACGCATTGCCGAATACAGGAATTATCTCTGCAATCTGTATATCGGTGGGAACATACCCATTTAATTTAATAGGACCAACACCATTAGCAAAACTACCGTTGCCATTATTGCTACCGTCACCTGCAACATTAAGAATAGTTGACCAAATATAAGTTTGTTCGGGGCTAGGAGGAATACCCTGAACTAATCTGTTAGTAGCAAGATCGAAATAGAATCCAGTAGGTGCAATAAACTTACAGATAGCGCCGGTTGTTACATACTTCATGTTTTGGCTGTTGAAGATGCCAACACTTAGTGGTTGCTCTAAACTACCGGTAACTGTATAGAAGTAACCTGATTCAGTGCCGGTGTCTACTGTACTTGTTCTCCAATAAACAGTCCCGTCACCTGATGCTGCATTGACAGGATATCTTGTATAATTTTGAATATAATACTGGGTCGCTCTGTTCAATGACAATATATTTGACAGTGTATCAGTGAAGAAAGCAATAATGTCACTAGTATTATTAATAGTTAGATTCAAGAAGCCATCCGCGTTGTCTTGATATAGCGCGCCATCGCTACCAAAGCTGTTAGTACTAGAATACTTACCAGTAGGGTCTAGCAAATCTAAGTTCTTAGATGTACCTACGCTTGAACGATTGATTGCTTTACTCTTAATGATAGAGCTATACAAGGTGTATGGGAAGTTATTATAGTCTTCACCATTAACCATACGATTTTGTGTGTAGTAACGAGTAGGAGCACGTTGCTTGATGTTATCAAGAGTTTCACGAGCTTGAGCAGTATTCACTGTTAACGGTAGTTCAAGCCCAAATGTAATTTGTTCTGCTCTACCTAAACGGCTGATGTAAGTGAACGTTACTGAGATGCCTTGCATTTCACTAGGGCTAATTGCGTATGTTAACGCATTGCCCGCTCTTACATACGCACGGAAGTTTCCGACTGGAATCTGACTGAATACTCCGTCACCGAATGTGTAAGTTACTTGGTCATTGAAGCGAGAACCTACTGAGAAAATCTTTCTGTCTGAGAATTCAGTTTGCAAATATGCATCTGCGTATACGTTTTCTACTTGCTTCCACAATGTTCTAGTGCCATCTTCATTAAGCTGGAACAACCATGTGTCACTGTTATTTACGCCCTGAATATCAACGGGGATATTTTGATTGCTAATCTGTTGCTGTAGAGTGAAGTCAAAATTCTGAAGGCTTCCTTGCTTAAAGTAGAAGAAGAACCCAGTTTCAGCAGATCCAAAACCTAAACGGTCATTGCGATACACCATGTTGAATCTACCAGATGGGGCTGGTGGAATTTCATACACACTGTTTGAATCTACTGTAGTAACGCTGCACAACTCAAAATTCATAGTCTGACCATCAATCGTACTATTGAAAGGCACGATAGGAAGTGCAGTAGGAGGAATCTGCATTGTATATTCGCTGGTAGTTACTCCTGCTAATTCAGAAATATTAGCGGGGCGACCGATTCGTTGAGTATTAACTAGCGTAGCATTTACAATGGTATTGAATTGTTCGAGCCAGTTCGGATTAGCCGGGTCATTCCAAAGAATAGTTTGATTGCTAAGATTTAATCCATTGATATCAGTAATGTTCTGCGTAGTGCTGATACTAGATACTTTTAAGTAGCCTTGACCTGCAATGTTTCTTTTTGGAGTATAGCTAACAAGATTGGCAAGCTTAATAACACTGTCTCTGCGTTCGGCAGTATCAATAAAGTTTTCACGAGCATTCAAGTCGCCGCGGAATGCAAGACCCTGACCCATGAATGCAATAACATCAAGCAGCGCAATGAATTCGCTTGATTCAGTGTAGTCATTGAAAGTTTCAGGATAATATACACGAAGGTAATCGATGAAACTCTTGCGTAGGGTTTCATAATCATAACTTCTAAAGTCGGCTTCACGGAACGTTTGGTATATAGTTTTCCAGTCGTTGAGGCCAAACAACGCAGATTGTCTTGAACTTGTTGCCATAGATTAATACTCTTTTCATGTATTTATCATTAGGAAAAGAGCAGGTTTTGTTAAATGAACGTAGCTGTATTAGTTGCGCTATTAAAAAATATGCTGATCAGTTCTGGTTGATTGAATGGGTTAATTGCAAGCTCAACTTCTAATAAGATACCATTTTCTTTAGGAAATGCTTTAACTGAATTAAGAATGATTCTAGGGTCTTGCGCTGCAACTCTAAAGATTTCATTTTCTAACTGGAATTGCACATCTGAAGTGTTTGGTTCAAATATGAAGCTCCAAACTTTAGTTCCGAAGCCCGGCTGTCCTACTTTACTACCTAAAGGAATATTAAGAGCATTTAAGAAATCTTCTGTCACTAACTGGGTATCAGTTAATCTATATTTCTTTCCCCAAACAATAGGTTGACGAATGCCGCCCACGCCGTTATCGATTCCACCTACTGCATTAGTAGTTTTTGGTTTACAAGCGTCTTTGGTACTAAACCCTACATACTGTGCCATTAATTATTCCTTATCCATTTCCTGAAGGGCCTATAATACCCGCAATCGTATTATTCAACTCTGCTTTACTTGTATTTATTTTAGTTTGTATACCTTGAATTGCAGTTGCACCGGAGCCAGTAACTGAGGACAATGCTGTTTTAGCTGTACCCGTTATTTGTGTAACACTAGATGTTACTGTATTCACTGAGTTAGTAACTGACTTGATAGTTGAATTTACTGAGGAAACAGTAGATGACACAGATGTTGCTGCTTTAGTTAAAGAAGTCAGTGAACCACTAAGTGAAGATGCTCCTCTAGATATTCCTCCTACCGCGCCGGTCAATGACCCTGTTAACTCAGATAGTCCAGACGTTAAGCTTGATGCTGCGTTAGCAATTCCACTAGCAGTCTCTCCGGCACCAGCAAGAAGGTCACCGGCAACATTATTAATATTATCTAAATTAATGATGTCATCTAAAAGTTTAGCGTATTCAGGATCAGTTGTTGCCTTATCAAATTCAGCAAGTGCTTTTTCAATTGCAGGATCTCCTGCAGGGAGATTTAGTTCTGCTTCATTATATGCTTTTGATTTTTCAAAAATCTTTTTATCAAATTCAGCAAGTTTATCTTGAAGCTGCTGATATTTTTTACCAACATCAAGTAGTTTCTGTGCTTGATCCTTAACATCCTGAGTAATTTCACCCAGTAGATTTGGTGTCGGGATTTTAGGATTGCCAAGAACAGATTTAATTTGCGAGGTGATTGAGCCTCTGTCAGTAGTATTAAATCCTACAGCAGGAAGCTTGATTGCAGCAGCACCGCCGGCACTTAGTGCTGACACTGAAGATGCTAGTTCTGCTGCCGCGCCTGCTGGCAAGCCCTTAGATACAAGTGCAGTTAGATTATCTAATTGCCCTCCGATATCATTTGCAAGTTTTTCCGCACTTTGTAGTCCGCTCATTACTGATGTCTGTGCATCCTTAATAAGTCCAGTAAGACTGCTTGCGCCAGGAATACTATTCACTGCACCGTTTGCTTTATCAAGTACTGAAGTTACTGACTTGATGCCACCGGCTAAGTTACTAATACCAGATGCTACTTGTGATGACATTGCGGCAGTCGCACCCTTAGCAACAGTCGAAGCAGCAGTAGATAATGCAGCCGTGCCACCTGCTGCTAGAGCTGGTCCGGCACCAGCAAGACTGCTCACATCATTAATTGCTCCAGTAATCTTATTAGCGGTGCTAGTAATAGATGTTGCCGCAGTAGATATAGAGTTTAGAGTATTAGAGAATGATCCGACTGAACCACTAATTTTATTAGTTAATTGCCCAAGCGAACCGTTAACGGCTGAAGCGGCTCCGCTGACGCCTGCGGCAGTATTTTGTATCGAACTTGTAATCGAACTTAACGAAGCTGTAGCTGACTTGACTGAACCGGTTAATGATGATACTGCACCTAATGCACCAGTTACGGATGCGGTCGCAGTGTTTACAGTGTTGGATATACTTTTCGCATTATCAGCTAGAGTACTTAACGAGCCACCGACATTTTTCAATGCGGCTGAGGCACCACTAAGTGCGCCGGTCACCCCGCCTAGTGCGTTGGTTAGCTGCCCAGCCGCTTTACCAACGTTTGATAGCCCCTCAGTAAGTCCCTTAGAAGCCGTAGTCAATGTTGCACTAAGTTGTGAAAGTTGACCGGCTTCTGCCTGTGCTTTGGCTGCTGCTTCTTTGGCAATCGCAGTAAGATTCTGCGGTACGCCGGGCTTAAATGCCTTGAATGAATCCTTA